CGTACGCTGATATGTTAGCGTTTGTGATGCTTCTGCGCTTGTAGCATTGCCTTTGTCGATTGTTAACCTGAATTTATACTGACTTCTGTTTTTTATTTTCCGCAAATCTATTGCATTTGTGGAATATACTGGATCGCTTGTGATTACCCCACTTGCGTATACTGTAAGTCCCTGAACAACTCCAACATATGAATCATTTGATACATTATAGGCGTAAAGCAGAACTCCTAATGATGATGGAGTAATCTTAGCAATATCATTATCAAGATACCCTTTTGTTCTTGCTCTTCCAGATCTGTTTTCATTTTGTCCAGTTGTAGGATTTATTGTGCTAACCTCAAACAGTTCGGAGTCAAATCTCTGTGCGTCATACAGGATTTCTGTATCTGCATTATCAACCAACAATGAAAGTGTTCCATATCCGTTTGTGGTAAAGGTTGATACATATAAAGTATCCACACCGTTCGGAATAACTATCACATGAGTGGAATCATGCGCTCCACTGACATCAGATTCGGGGTATACATATGTAATTGTGTTACCGTTAGCAAACGCATACTCTGCTTTTGTACCTTGTGATGCATATCCGTGTACTTCATATACCTGACCAGGAGAAACAGCTATTGGATATGAAATGATTTCAGTTACACCACCCGAACCTATTGTCTTGCTACTAATTTTTATATACTTTTTTGTCTGACTTTTCAGTTGTACAGGTTCAAAATGTGTTGTCTGACTAATTTGGCTCTTTAAGTCAGTAATTTCGTCACCAGTTTTCTTTGCATCTGCCGCCGCACCTGCAACGGTAAGTGAATTATCTACTGCATATCCTTCCTGAATATGCTGACCCAACCAAGTGCTTGCAGTCGTGGCTACTGGGTCAGTTACAACACTTGGGTTCGTGTCTATATATGTGTCTATGGCATCTACTACTTGTGTATCTGTTGGGTAACCAGTGTCACCCTTGTCTCCCTTTTTTCCTCTCGCAACTACCAATTTTGCTTTTATACTATCTTCAAAATCAAAATCAATATCTGCCATATTTTCACCTCCTCATATTATCTTGTAACATCGGGCATAAGATCTATTTGTCCAATCAGGATTGTATAAACATCACTTTCTATAGTGACTTCTAAATCATAATAATAATTTCGTGTTGGTAAAGTATTCGTATCTTCTGGCGCAATTCTTACATTATATTTTCCTGCTTCTACTAAGGAGATACCATTATCCATTGTTTTTTGAAAAACATATTCAGTATCACTAAGATCAGACTTGCAAGAAAAAACAGCGCTATCAATAGTATCGGGATTACCATCAGTATCCTGAACAAGAAATCCGAATATCAATGAATCACCACGAACTAATTTAAAATTCTTATTCGTTGTTACCATAATATCACCACCTTAAATGTTTACGTTTACGGTGTTATTTTCATCATGTTTATCTATCGCATCAATTAAAGCTTGTAAAGAGATACCATTACCCACACGAGTATTATCATGAGCAAGGTGAATATCTTCTGTAGTAATTACAATATCATTAGGAGCAGAAGAGGATATAATGCTTGCCTGATCTCTAAGTGCCATAATATTTTGCTGATTCTGTAAATAAAGCTGAGTCAGTTGTGTAAGCGCAGTATCAGGAGCGGAGAACCATGATTCAACAGGAAGAATGTTTAAGTGTCCAACTTGTATTCTTCGAACATAATTAATGGTTTTTCCAGTATCAGGATCAAGATCTGCCTTAATGAACGATAAAGAAAATTGTAAATCGCCCGCTTCTTTTGTTAGGCCAGAATTAAGAGGAAGCTGATAAGCATAGTAGAGATCTTTGTAATTGTTATCAGCAATAGTCAGAGTTTCTATCTGTATCTCATGACTGATAGGAAGATAACCCTCAATCACTAAATCAAACTCACTCATATCAAAACCATTGTATTCTTTCTCTACAATAAATTGCAGTGTGTCAACAAGGCTTGACTTCTCCATAATCCTGTCTTTTTCTGTGGCGATTAATGTATTATCTTGACAAATTAAAAAGGTATACATAGTAAGACCACCTTTCGAAATTATTGTGGTTGATTTTCCTTCTGTTCTGGTTCTGCCTTTTTCATTTCAGCAAGAGCTTGGTTATAAGCTTGAAGCTCTGCATTGTATTGTTCTATTGCCTTGTTATCTAAGATCGGCAACAGAGTCTTTATCGAATCAACCATGCTAAACATCGGCAAACCAGAATTCTCAATCACACGAAGTAAATTTTGTTTAAATTCTTCAATTAATAAAATCAATGATTTTTCCATATTCCTTTTCTCCTCATATTAAAAAAATATGGATAAGTCCAAAAAGAACTTATCCACAACAAAAATAGTTGTATACTATATTGATATATTACTTTGACATGAGAGCAATTTTATCTTCAAGTTCTGCTATTTTACTCATAGCATTTTCATATCTCTCATCACTACGTTTCAATTCTTTCTGTAACACAGCAACAATATCAGGAATAATTTCTGTCAGGTTGACTGCACCATAATAAACTTCCTTATCATCAACAGTAGTTCCAATTTGCCTTGAAACAACCCATTTATTATCTTTCTTAATTGGATCGACTTCATCATAAATAAATCCATGGTGATGATCACTGTTTTCATCGCTGATGTATTCAAATTTAGAGGGAATCAAACCTTTGATAAAATCCTCAGAATCATTTGCATTTAATTTCACTATGTTCTTCTTTAATCTACGATCAGAAGGATTATTATAGTTGCTTGCAATCATTGTAGTGGCAGAGAATGTGTGAGCAGTTACGGTACAGTTCTCTACAGTCGCACCAGAGCTTGTGTGTCTACCTTGGAAAGCAACTGTGTTAGTTCCGCTATTTATAATTCTTGCAGAATAATCATATCCACCGCTCTGTCCGGGTTGCTTCATTTCTCTATGGAAATCTATATATGGAGAGTTACCATCATTATCTGCTAACAACTCAAGGCCATAGCTTACGAACAACGCATTAGTTACCCAAGTATCATCATTTGTACTTGAACTGCTTACAGATTGAATAGAACCAAATTTATATTCTCCTGTGCTCTTAATATAAACAGAAGATTTAGCAAATGCAATACCATTAGAACCAAGATACACACCATTATGATTCGGGTCTGTAAAGCTCGTCATACCATTAAACAATGCTCCATTTGTTCCAGTACCTATATTCCATGCTCCAAGTCTCCCACCATTTGCGGCATAGATATATCCATCATAGTTAATATAAAATGTATTCGAATAAGTTCCATATGTAGAACCATTATATGTTCTTTGTCGGCATTGAAGTGCCACGGAATCAGCCTTTGGATTCGAAGGACAATACAACCTAACATTATATTGTGTAGAAGATGTTCCAGACGTAACCGTACTTTGATTATATATCTCGGTATCATTTATCACCCATCTACCAAATCTTCCTGTTGTAGCATTAACCGTACCACTGATCTCAGCGCTCTTAGCAACTAAATGACCATCATTTCTAACAACAAATGTTGGGGTATAGTTTGAGAAAGTGCTTCCATCATAAGAACACTTTTGAACAGAGATAGCCCATCCACCGTCACCCGCATTTTCAGTTCCCCATATTTTCTTTAGGTATGCGGAATCAGTTGGTGTTCCTACTGTATAGTTAGTAAACTTATGAATATCATTTGTACTGATTACCCAACCTGCAATGTTACCAGATGAAGCAGTAATATTACCTGCAATCTTCGCATTCTTACAATACATATAACCATCTTGTCTAACATAGAAATTAGATGCAGTTTCAGAAGCAATCGCGCCTCCTGCGGCAGTATTTGTCCCTGCATAAAATACAGCACTACCATTAGTTGCTGTTGCTGTATTTTGCATACCAACCCTATAACCACCACTACCAGTTAAATCTTTCTCTATTCTTGTTCCATTAATAGCCCATCCACCAATATTAGCAGATATAGACTCAAGATTATTTACTTTGATTTTATCAGCAGTTATAGATCCAGTGTAAATTTGAGCACCATCAATCTTTGTCTTGTCATTTGAATTGCACCAAAGAGAAGAGTAGCTTAACGTAGACAAAGCAGTAACATCTGTGAAACTCGTAATGCCATCCGTGTATACAATCATATCACACATGAAATAATAACAGTTCCGTTTAGGATCTGGCATTGACTTACACCACTTATTTGTATCACTATCAGATAGTGTAGAATAAATAGTCGTAGTAGATGTTGGTTTGCTTGGTATGGTATTCGTTGTAGACCTATAATAAATAGGTGTGGTCTGCTTGATTGTTTTCATTACTCCTCTATTTGAAACATAGGTATGAGTAGTCTCGCCAGTTTCAAACATCGGAAAGAAGGTAATACCATCTGACGGTGTTGCATATCCAGAGAAAATCACAATATAAAGATGCACATACTTGAATCCGGCAGAAACGGTAACTCCACTTCCGCTGTCTGTATATATTGTACCGCTTGTTGCTGTCGGTGTTGTTCCATCTGCCGTACACCTTGCACACAGAGAATATGAGGTATTTGTTCCTCCCGAAGGACAGCCTGACAGTCTGTACTTTTTATTTGGATCAATAAACAAAACAGATTGTTCATTTGTCAATTCGGGTAATGTATATCCCGTAATGGTAAAATATGTCTCTCTCGTTGCAGTTCCAGTTACCTTCACAGAACCATCAGGATTAACTGTAAATGTTAATCCATTCACTGTCCAAGGTGAACCACTAACATACTCTCTATTATAAACAGACGGAACAAGGTTTATCGCAGGTATTGTAGCAGATAAACTTGTCACAGCGGCATTCGCATCATCAGCAGTCTGCTGTGCATTATCTGCGGCAAGTTGAGCGGCAATAGCGGCTTTTTGTGCAGATGTCTCTGTCAATACCCAATTTGTTCCATCATAAATAAATGTAACAGTATCTTTATTCTTCCAGTAATAATCAGAAGTAATTGCCGCACCATTAGCATAAATAGGTTTAGCACCAGTTCCACTTACATTCAATGTTGGGTTTGCTACTGTATTTTCATTATTAAAATACACAGTAACAGTCGCACCAGTATACAGCAGGAAGTCATTTATTGTTGTTGTCTTTGCCGCTGTATTTGCAGATGTCGTACACAAACCATAGTTTGCTTTGGTAGCTTTAAGATCGTTCTTAACCTCATTGTTAAAGCTTGAATATGTAACAGCACCATTAAGGTTAATCCTTTCTGCATCAACCTGATAAGTGGTAGCAGTTTGGTTAACCCTTGATATGATTTCATTACCATTAAAATCTTCCTCAGATACTTTAGACTCTATGCTATCAGCATTTATTTTTATAGATGCTTCTGCCTTTTTAATTCTTGTGGCAGAATTATCTACTGGACTTTTCCATGCATGTATAATAATACCGCTTTCCAACATAGGATAGAAAGTAATATTGTTAACAGTTGCACCACTACCAACACATATTCTGATTAACATTTCTGTTTTTTCAGTAAGCACGAGAGAAACACCAGTACCATAATCATACCAATATACTATAGGAGAGGTGCTTACTGTACTTAATCGCATATAATAACTGGCATTCGAACCACCCGGATAACAACCACTTAAGCTATATGCTCCCGGTTGTAACTCAACCCTATTTATATCTATATACGATCCACCAATATCACTTGTACCATTAGCGGTAACAGAACCATCAGTATGAATGGTATATGTAATTCCAGATTTTTGTATCACATAATCAGATGTACCCTCATTATTACCATGAGCAAGATAAGGATAGGTGAGCATATTATCAACAGACGATAACTCTTTATCTGCCAAGCACCACTCAGAAGCATAGCTACCACGTTCAATCTTGAATCCGCACATCTCATTGGATGCTACAGCATTGTATTTAACGAGGAATGCAAAGGCTATCCCACCATTCTTCATCGTGTTTTCCGGGGCAACAAATGTAAAGCTGTATCTTTGCCATCCTACTGACGCAACATCTGATTCATATATTATAGTATAATCAGTAGCATTCGGATCTGTTTTATATCCAAAAGCAATAGTGTTTCCACTACCAATAATACCATAACATGATACAGTATATGTTTCTCCCGCAGTTAAAATAGTACCACAATCATCATCATAGAAAGCAATACCATAATAATTGTTATCAGGAGAAGAGGAGCAAAGGCATCTTACTAAATACCTGATGTTGGTTTGTGGCATTTCAAATCCATAATTAGAATCTTCTCGTATAGAAACTGTATTACGTAACGAACCAGTTGCCACAATTTTCTTATCAGCGACAGCAGATATCCTAATAGTACCCGGAGTATTCGTATCAAGCAATAACTGCTCCCCACCTCTACGATATGAATCTTCTGGGGCGGGAGTCCATGCGGTAGCCTTATTACCAAATTCAACCTTAAGATTCCTGATAGTCACAATAAGACCATCTGGTAATTGTCTTCCTTCGACCCTGATCTTTGTAAAGTTGGCGCTCTTATCAGCACTTGTAATCTTAAAGGATTCACTCACATGACCAGAACCAGTTGAAATATCAGCAACACCAGAAACATTTTCAGGTAGTCTCGGTGGAACATTAAATCCCACATAAATAGAACCAGACGGAGTAACGTTATCACTTGTGCTCCAATCATAAGAGAATGTTACCCAACCATCAATTACATTATCAGAATAACTTCTCCAAGTATCAGATAAATAATATGAGTCGTTTGAAACAACACTCTCACTCGTACCAATAATAGATGCAGGATAAACAGTATCCAACACAATATTTCTTCCACCAATGGAGAAATCATCAAACGCCTGTTGAACCTTAGCTTCTATAGACTGTTCAAGAATAGTCACTTGAGCTTGAGATTGTGTAACGCCAGTAATGCTTGATCCCTTCTTAGGAGGAGTAAACAGCTCACCACCAAATATTACACCATCTTCACCATACATATATGTTGCAATAACAATATCTGTTGACTCAACAAAAGCCCATAAGAATGGATTACCATGAGAACCATCATTAGCTGTATATTTTACAGCCTTATAAGATTTTGTGTTTTCATCCCACCAAGCATCATAATGTCCACTGTCGCTTGTTCTATACACATGATAGATCGGGGTGTTATATGGAATAACATCAGTATACATACCATTCGCAGGATAAATCCATACGCCTTTTGCAATATTAACTTTCTGTTTATTCCACCATACCCAACCATCAACATCCGCTCTATTTCCGCTATCATTGAATCCACAGAAATAGCATCTTCCATCATTTGGATATAAAAACGATCCGTAATTTACCAACCAAGAAAGTCCAGTGTCACCAAGAGAATCATCAAGATAATCAAGATGATTCGTGTATTTACCATTAACTATATTTTGAATAGAAGAGTTCGTAATAAGAGTCTGGACAGAACTATCATATTGATAGAAATGCTCTTGAAGAGTATCATTAATAACAGTAGTCCATTCATAATGTCCATCAGAATACTTTAGCTGATGGCACATATAAAGGTGGCAATACACATCAGTCCACAACGGCCTTCCCTGTGTCCATTTGTTTGCCACATTACCAGTCTCAGTAACAGCCACAACTGGCTTACTCGGAGGAGTGGTCATATCAGAAGATATATAAAGTGGGATATCTTCAGTAATACTATTCTCCATATAGATTACTGACCACGAGAATATCTTATTTATGGTAACACCACCAACAGTAACAGGAATGGTTAAGAATCCAGTCTGCTGTGTGAGGTTTTCTGTTGTAGATACAGTGATAGAGGTTCTTGTTGTACCATTGTAATTCACAGTTGCGGTTAACGCTCCTTCAATTGTTCCAGTGATAGTTCCAACAGTAGTGTTAACACGAGTAGAACCCTGATAACCAATAACATCAAATGTCACACTGTCTACTTCGGCACTTGTATATCCACCTGCAAACATATGGGAATCATTTGTAAGGATTGCAACCCTTGAATCCGTTCCGTCAGCAACAACAGGTATTGTCTGGCTGTCAAGTAATACAGTTGTTCCACCTGCTTCATACAAGGAGCACTTAATATATGTAAGTGATTCTTGTATATTAAAAGTAACAGTAGAATCATCCTGAGTAAACGTGTAAATTCTGTCACTATCACTTTCGGCATTATATGTTTCAATTGTAAATCTACCAACATAATCTGTTGGAGCATTGTCACCAACTTTTTGATATGCATGGAACACAAGTCTATTTGGACTATTTGTTCCATCATTTCCTCTTACAACTGCATAATAATCTGATTCCAAATACCTTCTAACAGCTGCCTGACCCTGATTACCATAAGCGCCAATAATACACGGATTTGTTGAAGATGGATTGCCAGTTGTATAAGTGATCTCCTCATAATTCCAGAGATATTTATTTGTTGGTGTTATATTTTGAATTGTTTCAGTCCATCCAGAAGTGTCCTTTGTTACACCAGAGGACTGACTTGTGGCAAGGTAGTAATTCGTAATGCTGACAATTCCCCTACCATCTGTTCCACTTTCACCATAAACGCCAATAACACGCTTACCAGTGGGAGCAATACTTCCGTTAGAATAATTTACGATCTCATAGTTCCAAAGATATTTGTCTGTTGGTGTCATTACTGGAATAGTTGTAGTGAACTCACTGTCAGAAGGAGCAGAAGAGGACGAATTAGATATAGCGTACTTTTCAACAATACTGCTAATCCCAACACCACTTGTTCCAGAAGTTCCGTATGTACCAACTATAATAGGCGTGGTTGATGTTTGCGTAGCAGAATCCCCATACCCATATGTATATAAATGGTACATCCATAAATACTTATTTGTCTCACTGATAACAGCTTGTGAAGCATCTGTTGTCCAACCCGGAGTAGATGTTGTTACACCAGAATCCAAATTGGTTGCAAGATAATAAAGAACATCACTTGTGATAGCACGACCAGAAAGATCATTAACCTTGCTTAATGCTTCAGCGGCATCCGCAATAGCCTTAGCCGCACTACTATCCTCAATCAGATACCATTGATATTGTCCATTGATCAAGGAGAAACGATATGCGAACCCATTGTATTCATCACTTGATTGCACATAATACATATCACCCAAGTGTCTGTTTTTCGTTTCATCAGTTCTCCAATTGACAGCAGGTTCATTAGTTAAGGTAGGAACAACAGAACCATTCCATGTTTCAATAGTACCATCAATCTGGCTTTGAATATCTGCAATAGTCTCATCAAATGTTTTTCCTGTTGTCATGGTAATACTGCTACCATTAAAAACAAGGTTTCCATTTTCATCTATATAAACTTGTTTCTCAATATTAAATCCACCCTGACCATCACTTGTCTTTTTCTGGATGGTAAATGTATTCGAATTTACATCATCATCACCATTTGATGTAATAGTGATTCCGTTCTTATCAATGGTCACATCACCATTCTCGCTGAAGATACTCATATCTTCACCAAGGATCATGTTGCCTATCAATTGTTTTGCAATGATACCATAACCTTCTTCGATCTGACCAGTCTTTGGATTATAATAATCAAATCTACCAAGTGCGGTTTCTGTAGTTTCCCAATTATCTGTAGTAAAGGCAAGAGTTGTATTAATCCACTTGGATTGAAAATCAGAATAGTCTTGCTCTATATCATCCCACTGTTTCATTGACATACCAGTATCATCAAGAACCATTGTTTGATTAGTGGCATTAAGGATTCTCATTGTAGTTAAGTCGAGTCCCTTTTTAATCCAATCATTCACCTGTTCTTTTGTCTGTACTGAAGTAGCGGCTTGATACTTAATTGACTCATATGATTTTGCCATTGACTTTGCTGATTCAAAAATATCAGAAAGGCTCGTATCGCCATGTCCAACAACATCAGAAAAGTCTACCTGAATAGTATCAATACTATCAAAATCAATAGAATAGGAGAGAAGTCTTACACGATATATCTCACCATCTACCTTTATTCTAATCCAATTTCCAACTGAGAAATAATTCACAAGAGGTTTGAACTCATCAATAGTCAATAAGTTATTCAGCGTAGTAGATATAGAATGATTTTCTGTTGCCGCTTTATGAATCTCATAATTCGCAATCTGAACAAACTCAGCGGCTTTCTTAAATAACTCAGCATTGTCAAGCCCATCAGAAATATAATTATTATTCTGATAATCATCTTCCATTTTATACGAATACAGTTCCGTTGCAAGATCCTGACCAAGATAGTTAACAATATCCAATGTATCATTGATGATGTGCTTACGTTCCATAAGACTATCATATAAATCTTCAATAGCGGCGATCTCTTCATCACGAGTTTTTACCTCTGCTTCAATTGCCCTTAGCTTTTGAACATATGGAAGATAAATATAAGTATAGGCATTTACTCCACCTTCAACCAGTGCGGCACTTGTTGGATTGGAGATTCCCATTTCAACCATTACACCAATAGCACCTTCACAAGCAGAGAGAATAGATGCAAGTCCTGCTCTGGAATATTTCTTTAATCTATCCTTGAAATCTTCAATTCCAAGATCAAACAGTTCTGTTATAGAATAGCTATTCTTATCTAATTGGGCTACAGCCTTTTCAATCTTTTGTCTTGCATATATCTCATATGTGTCGTTGATTGGAATGTTAATTGTATCTGTTGTTGCCGTATCCTCTTTATCAGATACAGCGGTAACCTCAAAGCTACCTGTCCAAATATGATTCACAGAATCATAAACAGAGGATACGATCTTGGCTTTATATCTTGTATCAAGAATAATCTTGGTTGCATTAACAACAGCATTATCAACAGTAGTAGAAGATGCAGACCTTAGATTCGCCACAGCAACAGACGGAAGATTAATAGGTGTTATCCTATTTGCCTGTTCTTGTGCCGTAGTGTCCATATCTAATGTCGGTAATAAACCAGACTCAAGATAGATTTGAAAATCCATAACATCATAGACAGCGTTCATCAACTGAGCATATCCAATAATATCATCTATCTTAACAAGATCATCTTTGTATGGGAGATATTTATCTACTAAATGATTATATAATGTTAACTTTGCTGTTGGAATTGGAACATCATAAGTGTTCTCATAGTATTCATAATCAGCATCATAAGCAGATAGGCCATTCTTCAACTCAGGACTCATATCTTCCTTCATCTCATCTGTGAAGTACCAGATATATTGAGAGCCATTTGGGTTAGAGGAGATAATAGCCGCATCCATCAAACCATCACCAGACAATAATCTGAAACAGTTTTTAACAGCATCAGTATTTGTAGTTAAATTGATTTGCGTTGCAAGTCCGTCTGTATCTACAAAAATAGTAGTATCCTCTCCATAAGGATACTCAATATTCGAGCTTCCACAGTTCGGGCAAACACCACTAAAATCATCTCGTTTCCCACAGTTTTTACAATAGCTTCTTAAGTCGTAAGCTGAGATAGCTCTTTCAATACTTCCATCAGGAAGAGTGCCAGAGTCATAAACAAAGATACATTGCACCTCTTGTGCAATAGTATTAAAAGTATCATAAACATTCTGACCATCCAATGAGAACGTTCTTTGAATGTTCCTTAAGGATTCATCAACGTGTTTAATTGTAAAACCCATAGTAAAAGAAAGCACCCTATGTAAAAGGGACGCTTCTGGTTTTTGTGGATTAAAGAATACAGTAGGTTCTGTATATTCTTTTCGTAATATATCAGACTCAGTATTGATCTCAAGATTGTGAACGTTCATGTTAGATAGCTCAAACTCTGAGTTCGGTGTGAGGCTGATATTCTTTATCAATTCATTGCTTTCATCTACATCATATGTAAGTGCAAACCACTTATCATATTCTGGTATCCAAACCTTCCTGAAATTCTTGATCTCTTTCCAGTTGGCACTTGTAGCATCATCAACATAGTGCGTAGCGAAATTGATTTCAGTAGGAGAGTTCATATTGTCAGCAATATGAAAACCAGTAATGTTATCAATCACACCAATCTTTTTACCACTACGAGTTGCTAAGACCATAGTCGGTTTTGTTGGTGTGTTTTTTCCATTGAATTTTATCTTTATTGCCATTTTATCACACTCCAATCTTTGCTAATGGACGATAAGATATCGTAACATTACATGGCATAGATAAAGTATACGTGTTCCTTTTCTCATCAAATGTATTTATAACTTTTGGATAGATATAATTAAAATCATTTGCTATATCATGTGAAGTATCACCAGAGGTGATGATAGGATGATAAATAGCGATAGATTCATTTGCGCTACAGTTTTTAATTACAGTTGATTCATCAGGTGTCATATTATTGGAGATAGTTAAGTCTCCGCTATTTAAACAAGTGATGATAAACTTCGGATACAGTGTACCAACTTCATCTGAGGTGTTAAGAATAGAAAGTGAAGTTGTGTTGTTGTATGTGTAGCTTCTCTCCATATCCCATCCAAAAGGACTATTCGTAGTTAATGTTAATTCCAATCCAATGATATTTGTTCCTGCTCTAACCTGATTGATAGTGAAAGAGCCATAATATGTTATGTTCTCATAACCGTTTGAATACAATTGAAATGGCAAGTATTCTTTTCTCTGTAACCATCTTGCCAAATCCCTTACGTCTTCTACAGATAAATAATCACCTTGTGACCACATATCACAAACACTTTTGCAAATACAAAACGTTGTCGTTATAACAGTTTCATATGATATTCCTGATATTGTCCGTTTAATCCCATGTTGTAGCGGCACTTCAGCGAATGTAATCTCAGCACCATTAGAGATCTGATCATTTATCCCACTAAACTGGCAAATAATATATCCTTTTTCACTTAAAAGGATTCCATCATACATAAAATCCATTGCGCTTACACTCATCGCGCCACCTCCCGATATTTTAGAGTCTTAGCTTCAACTGAAGAATCTTATCGTCAATATCCAGTTGCGACTCTTTCATTTCTTTCAATCCATTTATAGTTTCTTTTAGTTCATTCATTTTTTCCTGATATTCATTTTTTAAATTTGAAAGATCAGATACGAGCTTATTGTATTCATCAATAGTTTGATTCACAGTATCACGAGCCTGAGTAATCTCTTTTTCCTCAGATAATTCCTTTAGCTGTTGTCTCAGCTTATCATTCTCCTCAACAAGCTCTGAATTACGATCTCTCAATATTTGAATTGTTTTGTTATAATCCATGATATATTCTCCAAAATAAAGTAGAGTCTGCACTTTCGCACAGACTCTACTTATATTATATATTGTTAAAACTTCACATTGTACTTATCAAATCTGCTTGTTCCTTTCAGTCTGTTATTCAACATTGCGTCAAACATTCTTTCCCACTTGTCACTACTCTGAATCTGTCTCATCAGATCCTCAAAGTCGGAGACATTAGAAATAGGAATAGTAATATTAATATCATTATTAATATCACCTGCATTATTTGTATTAACAATGTTTGTATCCTTAAGAACAGTAGACATGAACTTCTCAGGATCTTTGAGCATTCTCCACATATTATCTGTAGCTTGAGCATCCACGACCATACTTTGTCTTGCCAATGGAGTAAGGATACTACCGTCAGGGCGAACAATAGTTTCCGTACCACGTTCATTAACAAGAGCAAATCTATCTTTGTCTACAGATTGTGTACCAGTCCAATATCCCTTAAGCTGATCAAGAGATACCCAACCAAGGTCAGACCAAGGATCTCCGGGTTTAGTACCTGCCTTTCTGATACGATAAGGTTTACTAACTCCTGCGTAATTCGTAGCAGTCTGATAAATCTCTACTGCGTTAGGCTGTCCAGAGAACTGAGAACCAACAGGCTTTACACCCCATGCGGAATAGTTATATTGTCCAGTGAACGTGACAATGTCACCAACCTCTGGTTTACCATTTCCTTGTGAGATATTCTTAGCAGAATTGACTGCGGCCTTAGCACCAACACCGACACTGCCAGAACCATTACCAGTATTTGACTTAACAGGTTTGAGGTTTGAAACATCAGCTTTGGTGTATGTACCATTCCCTTTTGCGGCGGCTGAATTTGCATTCGCTTTCACATTGGAAGAAGATGGCGTACCAGTTTTTGTCTCAAACAATTTCTCCATAAGCTCTCTGATCTTGTCGAGATCATCTTTAACACTTCCCATGTTATTGATAACATCACCGACTTTTCCAGTTCCCATATCAATGGCGGCTAAGATATTAGAAGCTTTATCCATCTCCTGAATCTTATTTTTTACGCCATTAATCTGATCCTGAATGGCAGTTGAGTTCTCATCAAACGAACGTTTGATCACATTAGTATCTCCATTGCCAAGGTATGCATCAAGAGCAGTTCCAATATTATTGATAGATGTACCGACAGATCCACTCTCACCAATCAATGCTCTCTGTAATGTAGAGGCCATTGTATTGATAAGATTCTGGATAGACTGTTCACCAGAAAGAGCAGAGTTGATAACAGACAAGTCTTCGCTGAATGCGTTATGGATATTCTCAGAGAGATTTCCGTCACCAGTTCCAAGAAGCTTTGCAATGTTATCAATCTTCTCAGCATTCAACGTAATGCCATATACCGAATCTCCAATTAAGGATGCGGCAGTTTGTCCATCATATCCAAGAGCAGAAGCTACAGCAGTTAAGTATCCTTCAATCAATCCTGCGTGTGTAGAAATGTTTTCAAGTGTACTTGTCTGTCCGTTAGTTAATGTTTCAGTAATAATAGCACGATCATTGGAAAGTTCGGTCATCAACTCAGATGTGTATGTAGCAAGAGCAGGAAGACTATTAAAGTCAGAGCTTGCAAATACTTCGTTAACCCCAGAGGTCACCTGATAACCAACATTTCCCGCAACTGTATTGATGGTATCACTGATCTGTCCAGATGCAAGGTTAATCTCGCCAATCTGTTCAGCAATTAAAACATCCAGATTGTCAAGTCTTTCATTGAGTACAGTGTTGAAATCATCATACAAACCATTCAGCAATTCTTTTTGATCCGAAATAGCTCTCTCGTAAAGAGTTTCTTGCAAACTCTCTTGAGCGGTTTCCAGAGAATTGTTAAGTTCCTGAAGCCTCTTACGATTTTCTTCTGAATCATCACCAGAAAGAGCGGCAAGCTGTTTCTGAATATTAGTGATATTCTTAGTCTGGTTAGCTACATTCTTCTGATAGTCATAAAGAGATTTCTGCTGATCAAGGGCATTGCTATATGTGTCAATGAGTTCCTTGAGATAGGAGAGTGTACTTTGGATTCCCTGTTCAACAAGACTCTTTAATGCTTGCTTCTCTTGTTCTGCGGCAAGAATCATTTCCTGCTGAAGCTCAAGAAGCTGTTTACGTCTCTCATAAAGAGTTTTGTTATTCGGATCTTTTGCAAGATCTTCAGATATCTTAAGCATCTCATCTCTATACTCGTCTGCCTGTTGCATATAGACATTGTAGTTTAATCCATGCAAACCTTTAGTACCCATACCACGGTTAGTAATATAGCCTTGATCAGAATACATCTTGAAGTTTGACATAAGATTGATTAAGAAATCAGCCTCAGAGGTGATATCACCAATCATGGTTTGGGTAAGATCAAACTTATCCCACTGAAGCTGACGAATAGCATTATTATATTCTATAATACTATTAGTCATTTCATCAATAGCAATAGTAACCTGATCAACCTGATTCTTGTAATTGTACCACGCCTCAGAACCTTCTTCTACAGCGCCAGTATCAACAGCCTCTTGAAACATAGTAAGCATCTCTTCATGCTTCTTATTAAGAATAAACATCTGGGTTTCTGCGTTGTCAATAAGCTTTTCATAATACTTCTGACTTACAAGATAGCCCTTCTGTTCTGTTCTATTGATAGCACTGTTGATTAAATTGCTTGCGTTCTCAAAAGATGTGAGTACGGAATCTGCACGATTCTGAATAAGATCAAATGCTTCTTGGTAAAGATTGGAAATATCCATGCAGAGATCGTATAAGGAATCCTGCATTTTTATAGCCTTATTGTACCACTCAGTATAGCTCTTAATAGAATTACTAAGCTCCTCATTCTGAATGTTTTCAATATCAATTGCACCCTTACGAACAAGTTCTTTATAGTAATCACTGAGTGGAATATTCTCTGCCTCAGTCATATAACGCCAATAAGCAGCTCTTGTCACAGCGATCTCATCATTAACATTATTGATGTTATCCATGATAGCATCCGCTCTGGTCTTATATTTCTGGAACGAGTTACCAATTACTTTATCAAGTCTTGCAATTTCTTCTTCAAGTCTCTGAATCTTTACCTCAATCCAGTCAATAACCTCTGAAAACTCATTAGCATTTTCTGTAGCATCAGAACCTCCACCTCCACCAGAACCTTCAGATGGAGAACGATCAGAACCACTACCACCAGAACCACCAGAATCTTTAGCGTTATCTGCGGCAAGACGATTTGCAATGTCTTGAACATTGATACCACCATTGGCTTTGAGCAGTTCGATTTGGTAAAGATTCTTTGCAAGAGTATTACGGAGATCATTAAGAACATTGGTATCACCCGTTATGATCTCTTCAAGTCTTGCTTTCGCTTCTGCATAACGCTGTTCTACATCTTGCCTGAAAATATTATTCCTATTAGTATCATCAGTAACAAGACCATCATTATCAAGAACACGCTCGAAATCTAATTTGGCATTTTTTCCAACATCTCTTTTATATTTTTTCGCAACGCTATTAGATTCTTTTACTCCTGCTACAGTAACGCTATGGTTAATAGTATCTCTTATATTTTCTATACCACTATATAAAGTAGACGCAAATGAACCAACAGAAGATTTGACATCAGAAACAAACCAATCACCAATTGGCTTTGCAACATTCCCGAAAAATGTACCAAGATTAGTCTTAATAGAATCTTTAAGATTTGAGAACATGGTAGTAACGCCGCTTGTGTCCACACCACCCATATTTACATTTCCACCGTTTCCAGTGAAAATATTCTTTACTGCTTGAGCGGCAGAATTTGCTTTGTTTCCAATATTAATTAATGCAGTTTGAAGATTGGAGCTTGATGTACTGGCGTTCTGTTGCATTTTTGTAAACGCATCAGCGAATGCCTCAAGAACAGCCTGAGCAACATTAATACCCTTTTCCTCTACATAATCATCGTTCTCCTGAAGCATCTTAGAAGAATCTGAAGAAATGGTAACCTGATCGGTTTTTGCCGCCGCATAGTTCTCCATTTCATTATTGAGACTATCTGTATACTCTTGATTTTCAGTGTGGATATTTTCTATTTCAGCATTGGTCTTTGCATCATCTGTCTCAGTTTCATCAACATCATTTTCTTGTTTATTTTCAGAGGCATTGTTGTCAGATTCAATCTTATAATCCGTTAAAGCTTCCTGATCATCAGCAATCATCTTTGCCGCTTGAACATAAGAATCAACTTGAGCTTGATCGCTCTCTTCAGCATTCTGAACAACAGCATCAGCATTTTCAAGCTTAAGCAATGTTGACTCCATATCAGCAATGTTCTCGCTTTCAAGTGCGGCCTTAGCGGCTTTAACTCTCTGCTCATAATACTGAATCTGAGATTGAAGAACTACGTTATTATTCTCAAGTTCCTTGACCTTAGCATCAATATCACCCTTAAGTTCTGCTTCTCTGGTCTTAATAAAGTTCTCATAAATTTCTTTATTTAACTCTACAGTACCATCACCATAAATCTTGGCATTCTCAAGAAGCTGTGGGAAATAATTAAACACATCATCTGATCCACTCATATCAAGATGAAGACCAGTAGTGTTTACCTTATTGATAAACTCAGCAAGCTGATTCATTTCACCACGAACATCCTTAAGAACGTTCATTGTGTGATCCATTGAGAAAGGTTGATTCCCAAGATTATAGAAAGAATTGATTAGTGCATCTATCTTTCCTCTAAGCTCATCTGGAATACCTTCTTCAGCGGCAAGTTCACGAAGTCTAAGAATCAACGAATCACTCTTTTCGTTGAGCAACATAGCAACAGCATTACGAAGCTCGTGTACACTTCCAGTGTGACCAATCAACTCTGGGAACTGCTGAAGAAGAGTATTAACAAGAGAAGTAAACTCTACAGAATCCTCTCTTATATCAACGCTCATCAATGTGGTGTATGCATCATGAAGAGTGTTGATTTCGGACTCGACATCAGAAATAGCTTGTGTAAACGATCTTGCCTCATCACCTGCACGATCAAAATAAATCTTGTCAAGCTGATCAGCAATATCTTTAAGACCACCCTTAATATCATAAGTTGTGATACCAGAAAGAATTCTTAAAAATTCATTGAAAGCCGCTTTTGCTTCATCTGTCATATTTTCCAGACCATCAAGTCCAGATGTATTCCTAAGAAACTCTTGATAAAGTAATCCAAGTTGATCTTTAAGGTATGAGATTGCAATAGATGTTTGATCATCACTATCTGCAAACTGCTTCATATATGAAGATAGACCCGGTATTATTTGATTAAGTTTGTTATAAGTATCATAATCTTTCTCAATATCTTCCCAAAGTTTACCACCATGTTCACTGTCATTTGTAAGAGTGCTGATAACTTGACTTATTGTTTCGGCCTCAGACTTAACAGTATCCATATAGCTATTAAGATTGGTTTCTTGACCATCTACATATATAGAAAGATTAAGAAGCTTCTCAGTGTCAATTCTGTGTTTGAGTCTTTCAAAGTCTGCTTGAATTTCATCAAGGCTTGCGTTTTCATCTATATCAAGTGTGAGTGCAAGAGAAAGATCTTCCGAAGAAAGCGAACGTAACCAGTTATCAACTTCTTGCTTTTGATAAGTCCAGTTTCTATTATTAGTTAATCCAAGATCATCTACCCTATTTAAAAGAGATTGTCTTGTGTCACTAATAGTATTGTATTCTTTCTTCCACGCTTCTTCACGTTGTTCTAACCATGCTAAACCTGCTTCACCACCTGCTTCCGCATATAACTTAATAACATTATGCAGACCGCCTTTTATCATGTTAATAACATTATGATCGGGGACAAATCCATACGTTTCTAACAATGTTTGTTGTTCGGATTCATCAATACCATCCTGAATTATTCCAAGTAATTGTTCGTATTCAGAAATAGCAGAAGAGAATCCTTCATCATCAAGCATTTCTGATATGGAATTAAATTGTGCTATAGCGTCTCCATAATGATTAACCGCATCTGAAAAAGAAACACCTTGATCTGTTAATTGAAGTATTAAACGTTTTTGAGCATTAGATATAGTATCTGGGTTAACACTATAGCCGCCAGACACAGCAGAAATAGACGCAATTGAACCATCCCATCTATACTTTGTTTCTACGTTACTTCCCGCATCAACCCATACATCATGCTTAACTTCATTATATCTCTGAAGAATAGACTTCTGAGCGTTTACAGCACTATTATATATATTATTGATATACTCATCAAAGCCCGCAACATCGACTCCAAGAGCTTCCAACATTACATCAAATTGTTCTTTGATCTTGGTAAGAGATGTTTCATTTACACCCTCTTCAGCAAGCCACGGAAATACTTCAACAAGAGAATTTCTTTCATCACCAGTAAGAGAGTAGATACTATCTATACCTTTTTCAATAAGAGCGATGTTGTTTTTGTATAAGTTAATATAACCAGAAGCATCCTCATCGGCAAGAAGCTGTTCAAGAGATGTAAACTTTTTAGAAGACATATAATCTTCATACATCTGAATGGCTTCTGTTGCAGATGTAGCATCAGCAGTTACTTTAGCCCAGATCTCTTTTTGATATTTACCGAAATCTTTAGTATATTCCTCAAGCTCATCTTGCGCTTTTTTAAATTTACCCGGATCAACACTATCATCAAAAAATCCTTCTACTTGTTTTGAAATATTAAATGCATTAGAAGATTCCTTTGCCTCGTCTTTTAACGCTCTAAGAACGGCAAGCAATTGTTCAGCACCTTCGACTTCAGATAATGTTGCCTCAAGATCATCCCACTTTTTATCAATAAGCGTATTAAGCATATCAATAGTAAGCTCACCACCATTAACAATTTCTGGGAATGAACCTGCAAGGGTTTCGTATAGATCAAGCTTATCTGAAGCAGACATTGTATAGAAGTTATCTATAGCATTGCCAAGCTTCTCCCATAAAGCAACTGCATCGTCTACTTGTTTTTTAGAAGATTCATCTGTAAGGAAAGAGGAAAGTTTAGGTGCTTCACCTTGCATCTTCTTAAGGCGATTTTCAGCCCACTGATCAAGTGCAGAAAAAAGATCTATAGTACCATTTTCTTCTGCCGAAGTAACAATATTTTCAAGTTCAGCAAAAAAGTTAACAAATTCTTCCGTGGTATTAATATCATACTCTTTGAAGAAATCATTGAGCTTAGGTATATTCTCTTGAAATTCATTATAAGAAAGATCATCAAATAGAGAAAATATACTATCTAATGTTGCCTGATATTGTTCTTCGGCTCTCTTGGTTACAGACGCACCATAAAAATCCAATAAACCATCAATAGAATTAGTAATTGCTTGTTTTTCATTTTCATCCATATCACTACTAATTAAAGATGTTAATATAGATGATTTTATTTCTTCCATTAAATTGACTGCTTCGGTCGGGGAATAATCGTCATTAATATTTCCCTGAGAGTCTACAATAGCACCATTAATAAGCTGTTCAAAAGCAGAAGAGAGTTCTTCTGAATGGCTACCAGATAAAGCGGATGCAAAACTTTTCATTACATTATCTACAAATGTAACAGGCGATACATTGTTTAAAAATAGATTTGCTACAGTATCTTCAGTAATGCCGCTAAATAAACCTTCGAGTATTTTTTGAGCATTTTCGTTATATACAATACTATTGAATTCGTTTTTATCATTTAAGTACAAAGCATTTTGAAATGTAGCAATAAAAAGCTTATTCAAATTGCTAAGGTTTTCGTTTGCCTCTGATCTATAAGTGTCAGTTTGTGCCCTTACTTTAATTATGCTATTCTCAAATTTTTCAAATGCGTCTTCAAATGAGAATATTAAACCACTGTGTTCAGGATCTCTATCAAAATTATTATTTAAAGCAAAATCTTTCGCCAATGAATCAAGTAAATCATTTATGTCTACGTTATTATCATTAGCAAAATTGTGAATTCTATCTGATAATAACGTATTTATTTTATCTTTATTATTTGATAAATTATTATTAATGATTAAAAACAACTCATCAACAAGATCAAGATATTCGTTTGCAGTTATTCCACTATTATATAAATTTCCAGTGATTTTTTTTTGATCATTTCTATAATCTTTTACTATATCACCAGAATTATTAATGAGAACATTATTTGCTTCTTTCTGTTCTTCTTGGAGTGCTGTTGTTAAATCTTTAACTTTTCCAGTTGTATTAAGTATTGCATTGCCCTGAGCATCAAACCCTTTAACCATGCTCGGAAACATATCAGCAATTTTACTGGTAATTTCATGATATTCATCAAACTCAGTTGTAGTAAGACTTATATTATTTCCCGCATAATCTACACCAGAAGAAAGAGCCTCAAATTGTTTTGATAATTTTCCAATTGATTCTCGATTAGATGAGATGGTTTTGTTCAATGAATTGAATTCTTCAAAAGCAGATTTTGCTTTTTCGGCAGTTATTTCTGCATCATGAATAGCATTATCAATAACCTTTACTAATTGTGTTATTCCTAAACCAATCAATGCACTTAATGCACCAGTAGCCAAATTTCCTAACAAAGACTTTGATAGTGTCAAGAAATTATTAAACTTCTTACCTGCTCCACTTGTTCTTTTAAATGATTCTGCAAGACCGTCTGATGATACAATCGCAGTTTTTGATTCATCGGAAAAACGATCAAGAACATCACCAGTAATATTTAAACTATATCCTAAATCATGGGACGCTTGTTGTACAGCAGTAGACACATCCAAGCCATTGTTAGATGCCATTAATGACTCAGCTTTTGTTCTGATATTTTGATACTGCTTAAAAATATCATCAGGTACTATATATTTACTATTTAATTGAAATAACTTGAAGAAACTTTTTATAGAACCATTACCTTCTGCCTTAAAACTATTATAAGTATCCTTCAAATCGGAAAGGGCTTTTCCAAAAACGGTTATATTTCTAAAACCATCTTTTCCTATTACTGTATTAAAAATATTAAGTTTTTTAGTACCTAAAATAAATGATATTGCTACTAATGTACTTTGAATTGATCCAAATGTATTTACAAGATTCATGGCATGATTACCAAGATCTATAAAGAACTTAATTACATCAGAGCTAATCAAGCCATTCCAAAATTCATGTATTTGATTTGTAAACTGAGCTAATTTAGCAGTTATTGAATCAAGATATTTGTCCAACTCTTGTTGCGCAGATCCATTAGCATTAGAAGCTTGGTTATAAACTTCTTCAAGAGTATCAGGATTAAGTAAAATTGAGGCCGCAATATTACTTCTATTTTTTCCCGCCAACAATTCAACAAGCGCAGATGCTCTATTGCTCCCATTTTTTTTATCATCCTCTTGAATATCTTTATATACCTTACTTATCTCTAATAAAATATCATAAGTGCTTTTTAATGATCCGTTTGGATCAACAATATTAACACCTTCTTTATTAAATTCGGTTTTTGTAAGATCTTTAATTTTCTGTTGTAGTTTTGCCGTAGTTTGTACTACATAATCGGTCGTATCTTCTCCGAGTTCATCAAGCTGTTGTTTAGCAATTTCAGAAGATGCAATACGCAGCGAAATAGTACGAATACCACTTGATACTTTATTTACATCCTGAATAATAGTATTGCCTGCTGTAATTAAAGCAAGAGCTTCTTCAAAACTATTACCTTGAGTCTTAAGTGCCGCCGCCGCATTTTGCATACCTTGTGCAAGTTCAGATGTTGAAATTGAAAAATTGTTACCTACAATATTAAGCTCGTCCGTGATTTCACGAAGTCCCATATCTTCATATGCTTGTCTCATTGAAATCATAGCAGACGTTGCATCATTGATATTTTGGAACTCAGATACATTCATTAATATAGTGGTTTCTTTTGCCGCTTCTTGAGCATCCTTAAATGCATAGCCCAATCTCAAAAAGTCCGCTGTACTTTGCTGAAGCTGAAGAGCAGTAGTTCCGACACTATCAGCCACACCATAACTCGCTTTTTGAAACGATCTTAATGATTCAACGGTTTCATTTGAAACCTTTCTCATTTCAATTAAAGCATCATCATACTGCTGAATTACACCGATACCTTGCTTAACAAAACCAAATATTTGTAGTGGATTTAAAAAGTTGGCAGTCCAATATGCCATAACGTCTCCGGCTTTCTTTTTCAACTTATCTAATACACCAGAGAGTCCAATTAATTGTTTTCCTGCATCCTTCGTATGATAAGAAATAGCACCAGATGCTTTGTTCCAACTGAAAATAACATTCTGAATACTACCATCATATTTCATTACTTGTGCGGTTAATTTTTGTATACCATCTTTTGAAGCGGATGTATCAACAGAAACTTCCTTTAAAATACCTTTGTTATTACTTTTTAGCCAATCATTAACATATGTTTTAACACTATCAACAGAAGAATTCTTACCACTAAAAAGCTTTGGTAAAAACTCACTTCCGTTTAATTGATATTTTGCAGTGCTCTTTAATATATTTATTTCTTCTCTTAATTGCTCTATTTGATCCTCAGTAAGATTATTACCCTTTAATATCTCTTCATTTATATCAGAATACTGTAATTTTATTTGATTAAATATTGGAAGAGATTTTGGCGTATTAAAATGATCAGAAATATTATTGAGTTCTTCTATTAAAACACGCTGATTTTGAAGGTTTTCAATATCTTTTTTGAATACACTATCTGTATTCATACGTTGCTGATTTTGTGTGACTTCCGATACGAGAGCATGGTATTCTTGTCTATATTGTTTAAAGGCGTCCAATTTATCATCTATTGTCTTTGTTGGATCAGCCATTTCATTTAACAGATTTCTTAGTGGAAGAATTTTTGCATCTGTGTCAGAAGATGATTTCGAAAATTTATCTAATTTTGTATATAGACTTTCAATTTGTTTACTAAATTTACCATTGCCTACACCATCTTGTATCTGAGCCAAAAACCTATCAGCAACATCTTTGCTACTTTCATCAAATTTTATAATAGCTTTATCAGAAGAGTCTAATGCACTATTAATTTGTTTTATTTGAGCTTCTGTTAACGAACCAACTGAAAGCAAGTCTTGAAGAGCAGTTTTGGCATTTTTTAAATTATCTATTGCCTGTTGAGAAACATTTGCAACACCAGTATTTTTTGCATTTCTGACATACTCATTTCCATATTCTTCGGTTGCTTTTCTTAAAGATGAAACAGCCTTTCCAATAGAAATTTGATTTGCCCTGTTTTCAGCTTCTTTTTGTTGTTGCTCCTGTTTCTTTATGTTATCTTTAGCTTCTTTTGTAACCGTTTTTGTTTTATTTAAAATAGTTGCAAAATTTTCTAATTCCTTACTCTTTGAAAGAATATCATTAACAACCTTCAGAATACTATCCTGTGAGGATAAAAGAGATGCCGAATCAATCTCCGCAAGATTATTAAAACCTTGCTTAATACTTTCAGTAGCAGAATTAAACGAATCTACTTTCTTTCCAGATGGAAAGCCCTTGATTAAATCAAAAAGCTTTTGAACACTATCTGCATCATTAAATGTAAATGGTTTAATATCGCTTAATTGGTTTATAGCTTCTTTTAATTCTTTTATTCTACTCGCTACGTTCTCGCTATTTTTAATTGATTTATTATTTAAAAAATTAATTAAACTTGAAAAATCAATATTAACAGATAATGTAGATATATCTTTAATTGCAGAGCTTATATTTGTAATATCAACTACGACTTTATCTGTTGCATTAGATGAGATAGCTTTAATAGCGTTTGATAGTGTTGTAATGGCTTTTGTCAACTCTTTAAATTTAGCAATTTCTTTATCAAGATCACCAAAATTCAACTTGTTATTGATATCAGTCCCTAATAAATTCTGATCTAATTGTGGCTTAATATTTATAGGTATCTCACCAATTTGAGTTGATATTTCAGATTTTAATGAATCTAAATTCTTTATGATAAGATTAACTGGAAGATCAATACTTGGGTCTGCTTGTTCAATAGAATCATCAATTTTTTCAACAGACTCACGAACTTGAAACTCTATATCAGATATATTCTTTTTTATAAGTGATGTATCTGTCAGTTTTATAAAATCAGTTATATTAACTGTATCACCATTTTTTAAGGTAATAATAAGTTCTGAGTATTTTGATTCAAATTCAGATGTCGCTTGTTTTGCGGCATTTATTTTTTCAACAAAAGCATTATATTTTTCAATATTAGCATTTTTAATTTCGTCTGTCTTCGGATTCTTGCCGCCAACGTTTAACTGCTTTCCTTCCATTTCAGCAAGTTTCTTGTCTGCTGTCTGAAGAAATTTATAATCATCTTTAATTTGCTTTAATAACTCATGCTTTTGCTCTAAAGAATTTAACTCAGCATTTGTTCCGTCTGTCTTCTGAGAAGATATGTTTTTAGTCTCTTTATATTCTTTATTTAATAACTTTAATGCTTCAGTAGTTTTAGGAAGTTGAAAAATAAACTTTTCAAATTTCTCATCAGAAAAAGCATCGTCAAAAGAAAAGTTTTTTAACTCTGGAAATTTAGCGAAAATACTCTCTATCTTTTTCCCGCTTTCTAAAATACTATTAGAATCATCTTTGTTTATTTTATCATAAATATTATATATTTCTAATATTTTATTTTTAATTGCATTAAGATAATCCTCGTATTCTTTGCTTTTGCCCCTAACATCATTTATGTCGTCCATAGTATAGAGCCTATTCATGTACTCTATTGTTTTAGGTAATGTTGAAACAAAAGCATCCCAACCATCAGTATTAATAAATTTTTTTGCAGAACCTAATGTTTTAAATTTATCTTCGAACTCTACCAATTCAGGATATGAATTAAATATACTATCCAGTTGGCTATTAATTTCTGATGCAACACTTCCAACTTTGTTCTTTTCTGTTTTTAATTGTTGCTTTAATTCATATATTTCAATCAGCTTACTTTTTAAAACAGATAAATAATCAAGATATTCTTTATCTTCGATTACTGGTTTTGTGATATTGTTATTTTGCTTTTGTAAAGGAGCAGTAGTTTTTGCCTCTACATTGCTATCACTATTTGAGTTTTGTTTCGAAGTATTATTATCTATACTTAAAGCTTTTTGATTTAATTTATCTATTTCAGTATCTAACTCAGCTAAAACTTCTTTAAAATAATCCGACCAGTTTTTTATCTTTGAAGTCTCAAATAATCTATTCAAGGATTTATTCAGTTTTTCTGATTCTCCTGAAAGATTAAAAGTTAGATCTTTTGTAAGAGCTTGTATTTTTTCTTGTAACTGTTTTTGTTCCTTTTCTGATATTTGAAAAGTAGGAGATATATTAAAGGAAGCCTTTGCAATTTCATTCTTAATTGCTAATAATGCTCTTTTAACCTTGCCCTCAGTTTCATCTATGTTTGTATGAACATTAATGCTGATATCGTTTAAAAACTTATTAGCAATATTGTCACGCAAATTTTCCAATTTACCTCTTACATCTGCGTTTTCAACATTTGCAATTTGTTCTTCCATTTGAGAAAGAATCTCTTCTCGTTCCTTCGTTTTATAACCAGAAACAAGTCTTACACTTACAGTTAACGAAGCGTCTTTTAAATTTTCTTGAACCGAGGATATTACCTCTAACGCTGTTGCCAATAGACGTTTATTCGAATTTTCATCAACTACAATTGGAACAGATATCTTTCCGTCTTTTAATTTGAATGTATCCGTTTGTGCAGAAATGCTGTCTTTGACTTGCGAACCAATTGATTTTGCCTGTTCAATGATTTTAGTATGCGTTTGTTTAAGCCTGTTTTCTAATTCGTTACTTAAATCAGTCTCTACATAATCAAACAGCTCACCTAATTCTGGAAATATATCATAAGGATCAACTTTCCCATTTGTCTTTTTTGAATATTGTTCATATAAATTATTTATTCTTCCATAATAATCTATAACATTATTTACTGCATGATTAACTTCGTCTTCGCTAATTAGTATACCAGTGTTTTTTGACGTTTTTTGCTTCTTTTTTATTTCTTCATAAGCGTCTATTGCACTTTTGTATTTTTTTATTTCTGAATCAAGTGTGGAACGAATATCTTCTTCAGTATCAGCATCCAATTTAAAAGAAGATGAACCGCTTTCAATCCTTTTAAGCTGTTTTGCTATTATGCTTTCTCTTTTTTTTAAATTGGTAATAACATTATTTGTATTAACTGTAACTGGATCAATACCATTATTCTTTGCCGCCGCAAGAAGTTCTTTTAATGCGGAAATCGAATTTTTAATACCAGATGCTAAATTATCAAATTCTGTCTTCCATCCCTTAATTGTATCACCAATTTTTGCACCATCCAAAGTATTTAACTGATTACCAAACTCAGCAATTCTCTCATTAATTGATTTAAACTGATCTGATATTGCACTAAATCTGCTTTCCATTTTATTTTTAAACTTATCAAACTCAGATAAATCAAGCTTGCCCTTTGACAAATTACTGAAAATATCATTGGTCTCTTTTCTTGTTTCTTCAAGTGCAGAGCGCATTTTGGCGAGTTCTGAATTAAACGCTTTTGAAAAATCTAAGTTGTTTCCAATCTTTTCAAGTTCAGATATTCTCCGCTCAAACTTTTGTATTTCCTGCTCAATATTGTCTTTAATCGAAACATCAATAATTAAACTATTAGCCATACAATTCACCACCTTATTTATTTAAGATATCTATATATTTATTTTTATACAAATCAATATAATTTTGACCATGACTCAATATGTCACGTTGTTTATCATAAATTATAGTTAATGGATCTGGATTCATTTTAGGTGTTTTTGGTAACGGAAGACCATGATATCCGTGATATACAGAATAAAAAACTTCATCAACAGTGCCGTTATACACATCAATCATTGGTTTTTTATATTGCTTAGAATCAGCGTCAGTCGATAATAAAACACCAACTTTATAAATGCCACGATTTGCATGAACATAATATTTTTTAAAACTATTGACTTGATAACGATTATGCGTATTTATAAAATTATGGATATCATAATGCCTCTTATATACTTTTGGCGTGTAATCGCTATAAAATTTTTCTAAAGCATATGCGGCAGTTTCGGTAATTTCATCTCTAATATGAGTAGCAACACTTTTAACTACACTATTAGCATATAATCTAATTCTATTAATTAAATCAGAACAATCAATTTTAAAACTTGCCATTTTTCACCCTCCACAAACCTGCGAAATATCGGGGTTCTTGAAGGGTGAAAAACCCCATCAAATAATTTTTTGATTCCCGATGTTTCTCATTGTTTTAATCTTTACTCCTTATTAGTTCCAGTGAGATTAGCCAACTTATCAATGATCTCACTAAAACCATTCGGATCTTCCTCAATCGCTTCCATAAAACCCTCAATGAATTTTCCTGCAAACGTACTAATAGCCATCTTTATATTATCAATTGTACTTACAATATTTCTTTCATTCTCTAATTCGTCACTAAGACACATATCTAAAATTGTAGAAATCATATCCACCTCTTTCTCAGGAATGAAATGGAATATAATATCCACACCACCATTCTCAGAGAGAGCATCAAATGACTCTACAGATTTTTCAAAATCAATCTCAATATCCGTATACGCATCAATCACACTCAGGCAGAAGAGCATATATCTGGCAGGAGAGTTCATGCTAAATACCTTCTTGTTCTCTCCGAATCTCTCGGCATCAATATAACATGTAGCGTTAATAATCCTTCTTGCTATATCACACTTCTGAGCATACGAGATATACTTCTTATTAATATGCGTAGTCACATACTTACTCACCATATCATCCTTGTTGTCAGTATCAGTGCGAAGATCAGTGAGCCTTTTTAATCCTATTGCAAAATTCTTTGCAGAAACCTTTTTTGCCATCGTGTTTTCCAATACGTTATTATTCATTTCACTCATTATATTATTCTCCTTTTATCACATTATTTAAAATCATAATAATATTTGGCTTTTCTAACCGTTTTAAAATGCTGTGCTAAACAATCCTTACACAACATTCGACCGTCACTATACACATATAAATCCTCTGGCATGAATTCCTTATTGCAATCATCACAAGTGCAAATCTCTATCATATAATATGGACACGCCATAGCTAAACAACCAGTCTTACAATCCGCACATTCTGTATCATACAGTATCATTTTTAATTTTCTCCTTTGTGCATACATGATGATCATCTACATATATTATTTCTTCTTGTATCTTTCCAATTTTTGCATTGTTCAGCAGACTACAATTCTTACTGTATCTACTACATAATTTGCATCTATCTTCAAATATATTTAATTTCTCTCTATTAGAGAATATCCCAATATAGTCAACGGGATATATCTTTATTTCAATATGAGGATTCTTTGTATCATACAGAATCCCATTCACACGTTCACAAACCACATTATCATCAACCCAAATAAGTTGCGACTCTGTGATTGAATCTTTTAATAACTTAAAATAATTATCAGGATCTTTATCAATCCTGTCAAAATAGAAAAAACAGTCCATATAAAAATGTTGGAACTTGTCAAGTGGCAAGTCCCAACATTGTTCTTTAATCTGTTGTTTAACGTATTTTATAAAATCTCTTTTATAATCCTTGGCCTCTTTTGTCTCATACACCATCGCCATAGGCTTTCCATTTTTTATAACAGCTCTATGAGCAAGATAGTGATTCACCGATGGTGGAATAGGAGAGGAGAGAAAGAGACAATCTTTATTCTCACTTGTACTCATTATTTATCACCCATACTACAACATTCTATTACCATCATTAAAGTTTACACTTCGCTTGGATCTTCGGCTTTATCACCATCATTAACAGAAAGCAACCTGTTGATTGTGTCACGAGCTTCCTCAGTTAAATTATTTCCATCAAAAATAATTGACTTTATCCATTTAGGAGCAAACCCATCTTCTATTAAACCATTGATCATTAAGTCTATATCTGGATCAATCAACCCCAAATACTTATAACGAGCCTCATCAGTTAAATAAGATTCATCACCTGTGTTCTCATCATGAAGCAAGTCATTAATTCTTTCCCTTGTCTCTATGGTTAAACGACTCAGTTCATCAATCATGTCATTTTACCCCACTACGCTTATTCTTCTTTTAATCTCACTGTAATCAAATAAACATTTTTCCCATTAAAAACAATTGGTTCTGAAGACATAATACTCATATCATTCAAGAATGATACCCATTCAGCAGGAGGTTCATCACTGTGAAGCATAAGCGACAATTCAATATAATTGTATCTGTCCTGTGGGGCAACATAAGACTCATCATTCTCATCAATATCAGCAATAGCCTTTCCGTTAATAATCTCAATGACTCTTTGCTGTGCTTCTGCTGTTAATGCAACCCAGTCAACATAAATCTCATCACCAATATTATTTGCGCTCGTGCTTTCTACATTATAAATTTCATCAGCCAAAACAATCACCCCCACTTATATTATGTAATAGGAATGGTCTCACGAGAGATTTCTGTACCACATGCAGAACAATAAACTACAGAATCATAACTGGTTGCGGTTTCGTTTTCTCTCACAGGTTCACCCGGAGTATGAACACTACTATCATATCCAGTTGAAACAGTTCTACGAGAGATCTCTTCACCACAGACTTTACAATACACAACTCTTTCATAGCTTCCTTCAATAGAACACGTTCCTGCAATTACATTTTCTCTTACAACATTACCACTTGTGTGAGCCTTCTTTTCAGATGGCCTTGACTCTCTGGCGATCTCCTGACCACAGAAACGGCAATAAGTTACCAAATCATTTATTCCTTCGGCAGTACAAGTAGCGGCCTTTTTGACCTCAACCTTCGTATATCCCGCAACATGATCTCGCACTGGTATTGTTACATTCTTATACTGTGTAGTAAAAGCACTATTTGTAAAAGTGGCAACATATTGCATCTCACCAGTTTCTGAACAAGTAGCAGATGATATTGTTGTAGAAGTCGTATTCACTGTCTCGGTTTCAGCACCATCCTCATCTATATTATCATCACCAATCAATCTTTTATTATAACCAATTAAATTTGCATTTCTTATGCGTGTCTGATTATTCGTAGGCGTTTTAGTAAAAAGATAATAGTTCTTGACATTATTATTTCCAATACCACCTAATATCTTTTTGAATATTTTCTTCCCATTTGTTGTAGCATATACACCATCCACATCAATGTTACTATTGGGAATTTCTTCTCTCTCAGCAGTAACAGTGCTGTTATCCTGCGCCCACGAATATGTCGGTGCATAGTATTGTTTCATGTTCCTGTCTCCATTTTATTATTCATTTGTTTCAAACAAATATAATACAAGCCAATGCTCACAAGGACTAATAGCCGCATCTGTTGGATTATAAATTGCATACAAAGCCGTTAACGGTTTTGGATCAATAATAAACTTACCATCATTATCTGTTTTTAATATAGGCATTATCTCTGTAGATAATAATCCACTTGACAAAGCCAGAGCAGGCTGTGTATATATTAATTTCAAGTTGGCAGGATTACCAAATTCAAATGGGGCTACCTGTGCTATTATTTTGTATGATGTATTAGGCTTTATTTTATCAATATCACCATATGCCTTGTAATCACCATCAGCTTTTGCTATATGTGTATTTAAAATATTAGCCAATGGAATACGATCAATAACAGAAGAATTAGAACTAACTGATCTGATAGAATATATTAGCCTAATATACAGCATACCATCATTACATTTGCCACCATTTAATAATCTCTGATATGTCTCTCTTCCCTCAGCAGTTAATTCACTTAAATTATCTATATTCATGATATGTATTAGCTCCTTCCTCGGATACTTCAGACGTATGATTCGGTACATCAGCATCGTTGTCTACCACTACCCATGTATACGATTCTGGTTCACATATAGTGTGAACAAAACTATTTTCACCACCGTGTTCCTCATAATCCCTTATCAAACCAATAAAAGCTTCTTTTTCCATAGCAGTCCACTGTTTATCTACGCTATACTTTCTGTATCGTTGTGCTATCTTATCTTTAAGATCCGCTCTCTTTGTAGCGTTCGTCTTATCAATCATTGAGTCGAATTTTTCATTCAATCTTGCCATAGCCATAGTTAGTTTATCTATATCTGCCTTTAAAGCACTATTATGATTCTTGGATTCTTCAATCATGTTCGTCTGACTTTTTTCCACTTCATCTAATCTTCCAATCGTTTTTATCAATAAGTCATGTTCTTCGTTCCTCTTTCTTACACGTTTGAACTCAATACCGAACTGTCCAATGAACCACTTCACAGATTCTATTACTACCTTTAACCCTCCTACAACAATAAGAATACTGAGTAGGAGAGTAGGCAAGTCGATATTGAGTGCTTCTTTCAACTCGCTCATTGTTTTTATTATTCCCTTCTTGAAGCGTTTTTGTTATATTTGTGATACTAAGTGTTGGTTATAATATGTAATGTATATTACTGATATATTGGTGAGTTGTAATAGAGGTTGATATAGGTTGTATACATGTTAATCCTTTCTTATTTATAACCATTATCCGATATTTGGTGAGCCATATATATAACCATCGTTTCCTACCCATAAAGAATCTAAACGAACTGTCACACTACCAAATGTAATAGTTGCATCTAACGTTCCTATACAAACCACTTCATTTTCATTTGACGATGTTTCCCCCGTAGGTAAAAACATAAACAAGCTACCGACCGGATGTATTACTGGCTCACCGCTCACAACAGCACGATAAAGGAAAACATCACAAACAGATTCGGGAACATTCAATGTAGAATTTGCCGTGATATTACACCTCATAGACATATAGCCCGTAAGCGCAGTGTCAGGCGTATATATTAAACTTTGTGGAACGTATTCGGGAGATTCGCCATTTAGGACAACATCACCAGATGCGATTAAATCGGGCAAAAACCGTCCGCCCTGCTTCATCTCTTCCAGTTCAGCCGCACTCACACTAACCTCATTCTCAGTACCCTTCCCAAGAGTAAGTCCACCAGTAGCCTCTAACTCACTAACAACCTCACCACTATCTAAGTCTAACAGTTCCTTTATATCCTTCTTGGCTTCATCT